CATGCGCGTTGAGAACACCAGCAATTCTGCCGAGACGATCAATGTCGCTTTTGTGTGGTCGGAGGAAATCAATGACGGATAAGGAAAAATGGGCGCTGGAAATGATGCGGCACTTCTCGGCCGCTGGATTGTCTGGCGAGCTGGTCATTCGTTTCCGCGATGGGGTGCCGGTTGAAGCTGAACCGAGGCCACGGTACAAGGCGCCGGCGGCCGGGGTGAAAGCGAAGGATACAGGCAGGGCTTGACATGTCCCGAGACAACCATTAGCGTCACCCTATAAACGGCCTCAATGTTTTGAACACGGCCCGCATCCCTTTCGGGGGATTGCGGGCTTTTTTGTGGGTGGCAGATGCCGATTGACCCTAAAGCCGGCGAGACTGAAAGCGCGTTCATGTCGCGCTGTATTGAAAAAGAGGTTGACGCTGGGTTTGGCCAGGAGCAGGCCGTTGCTATTTGTGCTGCCGCATGGGAGGGCAGGGCCGACAACGACAACCCCGTTCCGCCGAAGGGCGTGCAGGAAGCCGCAGAACAGGGGCTGGAGTACCGGCGGGAGTATGGGCGAGGTGGCACGGATACTGGCATTGCGAGGGCGCGTGATCTAGCAGCGGGCAAGGGGATTCCGCCTGACACACTAGCGCGAATGCGATCCTTTTTCGCGCGCCACGAGCAGAACAGGGTGCCACCGACTGAAAAGACAGAACCGGATGGCGGACCAACAAATGGCTGGATTGCTTGGCAGTTATGGGGCGGCGACGCAGGCCGCCGCTGGGCAGAATCACAGCGAGAGGACAGCATGGCAGTACGCATTGATTATGCAGAAGCGCCCATCCGCATGACCATGACGGACGAGGGCTACCTGACCGGAGAGGCCCGCGTTGCGCGCCTTGGCGTGCAGTCCTACCAGGATGGCAGCGGTGGCGTGCGGCGCGAATATCGCCCGGCGAGCGAGGTCTTTGCCGCCGACGCCATGGCATCGTTCAAGAATACCCCGATCACTATGGGCCACCCCGACGAGGGGCTGGTCACGTCTGGCAATGCCAAGCGGCTTTCCGTCGGCATGGTTGGCGAAAACATCCGGGTGGATGGCGAGTGGCTTGTGATGCCGCTCACGATCACTGACGCCGAGACGATCAGCCGCATTGAGGGCGGCACCGTTGAGCTGTCCGGTGGCTACATGGCCGACCTGGATGAAACGCCGGGTGAGGCCGACGGCATGACGTATGACGCCATTCAGCGAGACATCCGCGGCAACCATGTCGCGATTGTAGACCGGGCGCGCGCAGGCGAGATGGCGCGCCTTAATCTGGACGCCGCAGATGCGGTGGCCGTTGAAAACGCTCAAGCAACGAGGAATGACAGCATGAGTGATAACACCGTGGCCGTCCGCATTGACGGCATCGAGTATGGTGTCCAGCCCCAGGTGGAGCGCCACCTGTCCAAGCTGGACGAGCAGATCAAGGGTGTCGCCAGCGAGCGCGACGAGGCCAAGGCTGCCAGCGAGCAGGTTCAGGCCAAGCTCGACGAGGCCAATGCCGAGCTTGAAAAGCTCAAGGCCGAGCGCACTGACGAGGCCATTCAGGCGGCCGCCAAAGCGCGCGTAGCGCTGGAGCGTACGGCCAGCCGGGTGCTGGGTGATGACGCCGAGCTTGATGGCAAGACCGATCGCGAGATTCGCGAGGCCGTGGTGAAGGCGGTTCACGCTGACACTGACCTGGCCGACAAGTCGGACGTCTACGTTGAGGCCCGCTTTGACGCCGCCGTTGATACGCACAAGGCGCACAACGATGCCGCCAGCAAGCAGCGCGAGACCGCAACGCCCAAGGGCGACGAGGGCGGCAAGGCTGACAAGCGTGCCGACGCCATCGACAGCATTCGCGGCGCTTGGAAGCGTCAGAACAGCAACTGAGGATTTGACCAATGGCACAGATCAACGAATCCACCTATGGCTTCGCCATGGACAACGCGCAGGCGGGCCAGAAGGCCGGTCTGGACTTCGATCACGTTGAGAGCTTTGCGGCTGACGGCGGCATTGAGTTCGGCCTGGGCGTTTCGCTCGGCGCCAGCGATGACGTGGTGGCGGCCAGCGCTGCGGACGACGAAACCTTTGTCGGCGTCGCGCTTTTCACGCACCGCGTTCAGCAGGGCATTGATGAGTCCGCAACCGGCGGCGAGCAGTACAGCACCGGCGCGGCCTATGCCGACGGCGATGCGGTGAACGTACTCCGCAAGGGCCGGGCCTACGTTGAAGTGACCGCCAACGTCTCCGCTGGTGAGGTCGCTTATGTGGACGTCACCACCTCGGGCGAGGAAGGCAAGTTCACGAACGTCAGCACCGATAACCTGGCGACCGGCGGCGTGTTCCGCACCAGCGCGGACACGGGCGAGCTGGCCATCGTCGAAGTCAATCAGCCGAACTAAGGGCAGAGGATATAATCATGAGCCTTCTGGACACTCTTAATAACACCAACGTGCGCGGCGACGCAGAAACCGCCGCCATGTTTTTCCAGCGGGAGCTGGAGTCGGTCAAGGCGCAGTCTTATGACGTGCTCCGCGCGCCGCTCCGGGCTTTCGACCTGATCCCCACGGATAGCACGGCTGGCGCCGGCGCCGAGTCGGTTGTCTATGAGCAGTACGACATGACCGGCATTGCCAAGATCATCGGCGACTACGGTGATGATCTGCCGCGCTCCGACGTCAAGGGCAAGGAGTTCATCGCCAAGGTCAAGAGCCTCGGCGCGAGCTTCGGGTACAGCTTGCAGGAAATTCGGAACGCGCAGCTTGCGGGTAAGCCGCTTGAGGCGCGCAAGGCCAACGCCGCTGTCCGCTCCATCCGCGAAGCGATCAACCGGATCGCGTTCTACGGTGACGATGACTTCGGGCTCCAGGGCTGGCTGACCAACCCCAACCTGCCGGCGGTGACCGTCCCTGATGATGGCGAGTCCAGCGGCACCACGTTCGCGAGCAAGTCGCCGTCGCAGATCGTGCGTGACATGAACGCTGTCGTGAACAGCATCATTGAGCGCACGAACGGCGCCGAGCAGCCGGACACGCTGGTTCTGCCGATTGAGCAGTACACGCTCATCGCATCGACCAATGCCGACACCGGCACCGACACCACCATTCTCCAGTACTTCATCCAGAACAACCCGTTCGTGGATACTGTTGAGTGGTCGAACGAGCTCAAGGCCAGCGAGCGCGCCAAGTACATCGCGAGCGATCAGTACAGCGGCGACATTATGATCGCCTATCGTCGCGATCCTGACGCGATCACCCTTGAGCTGCCGGTGGTGTTTGAGCAGCTGCCCGAGCAGGAGCGCGGCCTTGAGTTCGTCGTGCCTGCCCACAGCCGCGTTGCCGGCACGCTGATCTACTACCCGCTTTCGCAGGCCGTCGGCGAGGGTATTTGATGAGCGACGTGAAGGTGGCACTCATGGAGCCGCGCCTTCGCACGGTGGCTGGGGTGAATTTGCACCCCGGCCTCCAGGGCATTACGGCTGACCAGTGGGAGGCGATCAACGCTCACCCGATTGGCGCCCAGCTCGTTGAGCGCGGTGTACTGGTTGAGCGTGTTGCCAAGCGTAAGGCGACGGCCACAACCGAAGCCAAGCCGGCGGCGCCCAAGGCTGCGGACCTCGTGGACGAGATTCGGGAAACCTATGACGTCCACCGGCTGCGCGAGTTGGCCGAGGACAGCCGCAAGACCGTTGCCGAGGCAGCGACCGAGCAGCTTGTGAAGATCGAGGGCTGACCATGGCGGACGCGGCGGCATTGTTCGACAGCATCGCACCGGAGCTTGCCAGCGAGGCAAGCAAGACCGACTGGATTGATCTGGCGGACAGCCAGACTGGGAAGGTCTACGGTGCGCAGCGCGAATATGCCGTCGCACTGCTGGCAGCGCACACCGGGACGGTGGCCCAGCGCGAAGGGATGAGCGGCGCGGTCAACTCCCGCAAGGAAGGGCAGTTGTCGGTGGGGCTTTCAGGCCCGCAGACCAATGACGAGTTGGCATCCACCAGCTACGGCGCCGAGCTTTTGCGACTGCGCCGCCAGATGGTGTTCAGCGCCCGCACGGTGATTGTATGAGCCGCCGTGGCGTGATCGATCGCGACAAGGGCTGGAATCGCATTCAGCGCGAGATCAAGAAAGCCCGCAAAGCGCAGGTCAAGGTTGGCGTGCTCGGTGAGGGCGAAGGGTATTACGAAGGCGGCGACACGACTGTTCTGGACGTGGCCGTTTGGAATGAGTTTGGCGCAGGCAATACGCCAGCCCGTCCGTTCATCCGTGGCGCGTATGACCAAAGGCAGCGTGAGTTGCAGCGCACCAGCGCACGGCTTTGGAACCAGGTGGTTGCAGGGCGGATTGATACAAACCGGGCAATCGGGCTGCTAGGCGAAAAGCACAAAGACCAGGTGCAGGAATACATGACCGCGCTGGATCAGCCGCCGAACGCGCCGTCGACGATTGCGGCCAAGGGCAGTAGCAATCCGTTGATCGACGAAGGACGGCTGCGGCGGTCAATCAACTGGGAGCGCGTGAGCTGATGTTTCGCCGCCCGCTTACAGTCACGCGCCAGCAGCCGGGGCAGTACGTCAACGGCATTTGGCAGCCGGGCAGTGAAGCGACGTTTACGGTGCGCGCGAGCGTGCAGCCTGCGACGCCCGATGATGTGGCTTTGCTGCCGAGCGGGCAGGAAAACAATCAGGCGTTCACGCTGTACTCCGACACCGCGCTTCATGTGGCCAATGAGATCAACAACACGGTCGGCGACGTGGTAGACGTGGATGGTCTGCCGTATCGCGCAATGGCCCGTCAGCCGTGGCAGAACGCGGTGGTTCCGCACCACAAGACCGTGGTGGTGAAGGAATGAGTACGGACGCGCTGCGCCAATGGGTGGCGGATAACACAGGGCTGACGGCCATTTGGCTGCACCCGAACGCGCCACGGCCGGACACGCCGTTTGCGAGCGTGCAGGTTTTACAGGTTGCCCGGGTGGGTGAGCCCTACCGCACGCCAGTAGACCACCAGGGCAACGCGACAGTGACCGTGAACCGCGACGTGACCGTGAGCATCGTGGTGTACGAGTCGGACGACAGCTTGGACCCGCGCGCGGCGCTAGAGCGTGCTGATGCCCTGCGCGACACGTTGGACTTGGAGACGGTCCGCGAGACGCTGGCAGCTAATGGCTGGACGTTCCGCGCCGTTGAGCTGCTTACCGACACGCCGTCGGCCGGGCAGACAGATTGGGAGCCGCGCGCCACGTTTGACGTGCGGTTTGGCATCGGCCGCGAGATTGCCGAAGAACTGGGCCTGGTGGAGACCGTTATCTACGAGGCAGACATTGACGACCGCGCCGTGACGTTTAGCACGGACATTGCAAACTGAGGAAAGCACCATGGCGAGCGTACTTGACTACGTTGACGTGCAGATCAGCCGGGAGATTGAGGCGGTCACCCGCGTCGGTTTCGGCACTCTGCTGTTCATTGGGACCACCGACGATGGCTCGGGCAGCGCCAAGCAGGGGCAGATTGTCCGCAGCTACGGCAACCTTGACGAAGTGTCCAACGTGTTCTCCGAAAGCGACCCCGAGTACGAAGCGGCGCTTGCGTACTTTGGGCAGGAGCTTCGGCCTGATCGCTTGTACATCGGGTTCAAGGGCGCAGGCGAGAGCTACACCGAAGCGCTTGACAGCATTGCGGACGCGGACGACGACTGGTACGCCGTTGCCATTGAAAGCCGCGAGGACAGCGACATTCTAGCCGTGGCGGCCAACATTAACGCCCGCCTCAAGCTGTTCCTGGCCGCGACTGACAGCGCCGACGTCATTGACCCGCAGGACGATACGGACGTTGCGAGCCAGGTGCTTGACAACACCTATTCGCGCACCGCGGTGTTCTACCATTCGCTGGCTGCGAGCGCGTACCCCGAGGTCGCGTGGGCTGGCACCCTGTTGCCGCAGGACCCCGGCACGACCACCTGGGCGTGGAAGCAGCTTTCGGGCATTCCCACGGACACGCTTTCCAGCGCCGCCCGCGGTGCCGCTGAGGCCAAGCGTGCCACCTACTACGTCATGGTCGCTGGCAACCCGATCACCTTTGAAGGACAGACCGGCGAGCTGGGCGTGTACATCGACATCATCCGCGCGCAGGACTGGCTTACGTTCCGCATTGCCGAGGACATGGTTGCCCGACTGGCAAGCGTGGACAAAGTGCCTTATGTCGGCGGTGATGCAATCATCGAGGAGCTTCTGCGCAACCGTCTGGACATTGCCGTTGACCGTCAGGTCATCGCGCCTGACTACACGGTCACGGTTCCGCCGGCCAGCGAGCAGCAGGTCAGCGATCGCGCCGCGCGTATTTATCGCGACGTCACCTTCCGCGCGCAGCTCACCGGTGCCGTCCATCGTGTCGAGATCCGCGGCACGCTCACCGTTTAATAGACGAGGGATAACGACATGAGCCAGATCCGTACTTACGCAGCCGACCAGGTGCGCATCGTTGTCGGCGGTGTGCCGATCAGCGGCCTTGCCGATGGGACGTTTGTCTCGATCAGCCGCGACGAGCAGGCCTATAACAAGGTCACCGGCGCTGATGGCACGACCAGCCGCGCCCGCACGGGCAACCGGGCTGGCAGCATCACCATCACGCTCCAGCAGACGAGCCCGAGCAATGATGTGCTCACCGGCTACATGATCGCCGACGAGCAGTCGGACAGTGGTGTGGTTCCGGTGCTGGTCAAAGACACCAGCGGGCGCACCGTGGCATTCGCTGCCAGCGCCTATGTGCAGCAGTCGCCCGACGCGGACTTCTCAAAGGACATTGAGGAGCGCGAGTGGGTGCTGGATTGCGCTGCCATTGACATGACACTCGGTGGTAACGCCAACGTCAGCGGAGGTGAATAATGGCGCGGCACCCGGTAAAAAAGATCGTTCAGGGACATGAGTATGAGATCGTGCCGTGGGATGGGCTGTATGCCCTGCGCATGACGCAGCGCATTGCCGCGGCACTCAAGGAATCAGGCGCATCGGAGAGCGTCAGTGCAGTGTTCTCCGGTGGTCTTGACTCCGAGGTGCCCGTCAGCTCCGTGACCGAAGCGATTGTCAGCGTGCTGGCTTATGGCGACACGCCCGACCTGTTGCGCTCCATGCTGTATGGCACAACGCGCGACGGCAAGGATATCACCATGGACTCGGTGTTCAATGACGCTTACAGCGGCAACATCGGCGAGCTTTTGCAGGCACTACCAGGGATCGTGGAGGCCAACTTCGGGGATTTTTTCGGCATGGCGGGCGCTATTGGCGCCCGCGACGCAAGCGAAAACAGTCCGGCGACCTCCCCGGAGAACTAGCCGAGAGCGTGCAGGCAGAATGGCCGGCATGGAGGCTGGTCATGGAAGGCAAGGCGACATTGGGTGAGCTGTCCGGTCCGGCGGCCACCTACTCGCTGGCAGACGTCCACAAGGCCAACGCGCTGCTGGACATGCAGGCGGACATGCAGGCAGAGCAAGAGCGAAAGGAGCGTAACCGCTAATGGTTGTACGCGAGCTGGTCACAAGGCTAGGCTTTACCGCCGACACGGCGCAGGCCAACCGGTACGAAAACGCTATTCGCAACATCCGCCGCGTAGCGCTTGCGACCACGGCGGCGGTGACTGCCATTGGCGGCGCGGCCGCATCGGTCGCCAACTCAACGGCGCAGGCCGCAACCGAGACGCTCCAGTGGGCTAACCGGCTGGGCCTGACCACCGAGCAGCTTTCGCGCTTGCAGTTTGCTGCGAGCCAGTATGGCGTGCAGCAGGATGCGGTCATTGATGGCCTGAAAGAGCTGTCCCTTCGCACCGACGAGTTCGTCAAGACGGGCAAGGGGCCGGGCGTTGATGCGTTCAACGCGCTGGGCCTAGAGGCCAGTGAACTGAATGCCGTGTCCAACGATACGGCCGCGCTGTTTGCGTTGGTGCGCTCCCGCGTTGACGACATTCAGAATGCCGCAGAGCGCCAGCGGATTGTTGACGAGTTGTTCGGCGGGCAGGCGGGCGAGCAGTTCGCGGAGTTCCTTTCAATCAACACCCAGGAATTTGAACGGCTCCAACGCCTGGCCGATGAGCTAGGCGTGACCATCGGCGGGTCACTGGCGCAGGATTCTCGCGCGTACACCCGTCAGATTGGGCGGTTGCAGGCGGTGTTCACCGGACTGCGAAATACCGTGGGCGGTGAACTGCTGCCCGCGTTGTCTGACTTCCTTATGCAGATGCAGGCTTTCATCCTGCGCAATCGCGAGTTAATTACGCAGCGGCTTCAAAGCGTGTTGCAAGGGATTGGGTTTGCGCTGCGCAGCGTCGGGCTCATCATTGGCGGCGTGTTGAAAACGCTTGACCGCATCGTCAACGCTTTTGCGGACTGGGAATCCGTCATTCGCCTGACGGTATCAGCGCTGTTGCTGATGACGGGGCTCAAGGTGGCGCGTTGGCTGACAGCGCTGGCGATCGGGTTGAAGGTTGCGACGGCATCGCTATTCACCATGCGCGGGGCCCTGGTCGCGATTCAGCGAATCCCCATTGTCGCGGCCTTCACCGCGCTCGCCTTCGCCATTGAGGACATCATCGTCTGGATTCTCGGCGGGCAGTCCGTGATTGGCCGGTTTATTGGCAGTTGGGATGACTTCAAGGCCAAGGTGTCCGAGGTCAAGGATCAGCTCGGCATCGACGTGGATGTGATGAAACAGCAGCTTAAGGGGCTGGCGGACATTCTCATTGGCGCGCTGACGCTTGACAAAGACCGCGTTCTGCAAGGCCTGCGCGATCTGTTCGTGCCGTTCTATAACAGCGGCAAAGAGCTGGGACGGCGGCTGGTTGAAGGCCTGAAAGACATGATGCCGGATTGGCTGTCTGGCGCGCTGTCGATGCCTGACAACGAAGCCGCTCAAATGACCGGCGATCCGCGCCGGCAGCGGATCAATCAGCAGGCCGAGCAGGTTCGTCGCAATATGGCCGGCGCCGCTAACCCGCAGAGCAGCGTCAACGTCAACGCCAATGTTTCGTTGCAGGTGCCCGAGGGCACGAATCAAGAACAGCGCGCGGCGCTTCAAAGCGAGGCCCGGCAGCTATTCAACAGCGAGTTTGACCGCATCATCCGCCAGTCCATGATCGACTTCCAGCCGGTGGAGTAGCCGATGGCCATTGTGAATTTTCTGTTCGGCAACCAGACCGCCAGCGGGTTTGCGCTAGATGGCGTGGTCACCTTTGACGCCGACCTGACCGTCGAGGAGCTGCACGACCGCAGCGCGACCACAACCGACCACCCGGTTGAGGATGGCAGCACAATCAGCGATCACGTCATTCTTGACCCAGAGCGTGTGCGCCTTGACGGGTTTGTCACGGATGCCGGCGTGCGCGGCGCCGAACGTGGGGCAACGCAGGAGGCGTTCGACAAACTGGACGCGGCTTGGCGCGCTGGCGATCTGATGCAGGTGGTAACGGGCCGCAAAACCTACGCGGACATGGTACTGGTCAGCATGGACTTGCCGCGCGAGCGCCCGTCTAGCATGACGTTCAGCCTGGAGTTCAAGCAGGTGCGCTTGGTGACGCCGGAGGTAGTGGAAGGCGTGCTGTCAGCGGCGCAGGTGGACGCTGAGGATCGCGATCTTGCCCAGCCCGAGGTAGACCAAGGGGCAACGCGCAGCGAGCGCGTGCGGCCGGAGGACAGGGCCGCGGGTATACAAAGCAGCGCTGACAGATTTCTTGATTCCATTCTTGGAGAATCCGACTGATGGCCGTTCGACGCATCCGCATCCCGGACATTGCCGCTTCGGCGCAGGAAGTTGAACTTGACGGGCGCCTGTATCGCCTTGTGTTCCGTTGGAACGGCCGGATGCAGACGTGGTTCATGGACATTGAAAACGGTGCGGGCGTGCCGTTGCTCCAGTCCGTGCGCATGGTTCTGAACTTCCCGCTGACGTTTGGCAGCGACTACAAGTCGGAGCTTCCGCCCGGTGACTTTTTCGCGCTATGCCCGACCGACCGCGCGCGCCAAGACCCCGGCCGCGATGCGTTTGTCAATGAAGATTGCATCCAGCTTTACTACATTGAGGCCGCATCATGACTGCTTTCCAGCGCGCCGTGTCGGTGCAGGTTGGCGATGAACGCGGCGAAGGGCTGGCGTTTGACGAGCGCTTTCGCGTGTCGTTTGAGTTGACCAAAACGCTGGAGCCGGAAGGCGGCGATGGCGTGGTGAGGATTTACAACCCCGCCCCTGCGACGCGCGATCGGTTGGTGCGTGACGCGCTGTTCGTCGTGGTTGCTGCCGGATACCAGGGCGCGCCGGTTGGGGAGATATACAGCGGCGATGTTGTGCGGGCCGTCTACAAGCATGAGCGCCCCGACACTTATCTGGAGTTTGAGTTGACAGACGGCGCGCGGGCAATCAAGAACACCCGCATCAGCGTGGCGTTCGCCGCCGGCACGCCTATACGCACCGTGCTGGACGCCGTTTTGAACCGGCTGGATTTGCCAGTTCGCGAAACGGGCTATGAAGTGGAAGGCGTGTACCAGCAGGGTGTCGCCTTTACCGGATTGGCGCGTGACGCGCTGGACCGCGTGGTCGCGAAGGCCGGGCTCACCTGGTCAATTCAAGATGGCCGCATCCAGATTCTTGCGCCCGACGCGCCGGCCAATACGTCGGCGGTGCGGCTTACGCCGGACACCGGGCTGATTGCGTCGCCGGAAAAGCTAGACGACCGCGAGTCGGAAACGCAGCGCCAGAAGGGCGATGGCTATCTGGTGCGGACGTTGATGGCGCCCAAGGTTGAGCCGGGCGCGTCGGTTCTTTTGGCCGCGCAGGGCATTGACGAGGCAGAATATCGCGTTGACCGGGTGGTACACTTGGGCGACACGCGCGGCAATGATTGGTACACGGAGGCTGAGGTTTATGCGACGCCATAGTTTGTCCGAGCCAATCCGCCGAGCGCTTCGCCAGCAGGCCGCCGCGCTGCACGTTTCGCTGCCGGCGCGCATTGAGCAATATGATCACGCAGAACAGCGCGCTAATGTGCTACCTCTCATAAAACGCGAGTATGCGGATGGGCTCATAGAATCAATCCCGGTGGTCAGCGATGTGCCCGTTGTTTGGCCGCGGTCAGGCGGCGCGCAGATGACCATGCCGGTCAAGCGTGGGGATACGGTGTTGCTGGTGTTTGCTGATCGGAGCATTGACAACTGGCTCGCGCAGGGCGGCGAGATTGAGCCGGACGACCGGCGCCAGCATGATATATCCGACGCCGTGGCAATCCCCGGGCTGGTGTCGTTTGCCGACTGGGGCGGCGACCCTGAGCCGAGCGAGAACAACGATGACGTGTTGCTGCGCTATGCTGGCAGCAAGGTGCGGATTAAACCAAATGGAGACGTTGAGGTTGAAGGCAGCGCGAATATCAAGATGACCGCGCCGGGAGACATTGACATTACGGCCGGCGGCGACGTGAACATTCAGGGCAGCACGGTGAACTTGAACTGATGCCGGCGGTTGTGCGCATAGGCGATTCGCTCGCAACGGGCCATGGGTGTGCTGGCTCAACAACGCTTGCCGGGGCCAACCAGGGCAGCGTGTACGCCAACGGCATCCTGCTGGCAGTGGTTGGGGCGCCAACGGTGTCGCATCCGTTCCCGCCTGACCCGCCATGTGCGCCGCACGTCGCTAACCTCAACGCAGGCAGCAGCACAGTGTTTGCCGAAGGCATTGCGGTTGGGCGGGTTGGAGATAGCGCGGACGCTGGCGCGATGACCAGCGGCTCGCCCGATGTTTTTGCAGGTGGGTAGATGATCGACTACAAGCTACAAGACGGCGATATTGTCATCGAGGACAACGACACGGCCACGACCGATGCCACGGCGCAGCGCCTACGCCAGAAGCTCCTGCTATGGCGCGGGGAATGGTGGCTGGATCGCCAGGCTGGGTTCCCGTACTTGCAGCGCGTGCTGGGCCAAAGGCCACGGCCCGAGGTTGTCGGCAGCCTAGTGCGGCAGTTGGTTGAGCGCGATCCTGACGTGCGGTCGGTTGACAATCTGCGACTGGATTTTGACGCCACCACGCGGCGCATTGCGATCGCGTTCACCGCCCGGCTGGTGGACGGGACGAACACGGACATTGAGGTGACGGTATGAGCACAGAACTGACGCCGCAGGGGTTGAGCGCAGACACCTTTGCGGAGATTCGCGCGCGGCTGACAGACGAGTTCCGCGCGATCTACGGGCCGATCAACACCGGGCCGGAGTCTGCAATCGGCCAGCAGATCAGCATTATGGCCGAGGCAGAAGCGCAGATCGTGCAGGCGGCGCAGGCGATTTATGCCTCGCAGTACCCGGCGAGCGCTGCCGGGCGGTCGCTTGATGGCGTCGTGCAGCTCACCGGCATTACCCGGCGCGAGGCAACGCGATCCGTCGCCCAGGTGACGCTGACCGGCGAGCCCGGCACGACCATCCCTGCCAACAGCGCGGCCAAAACTAGCGCTGAGGATATCTTCCAGTTCGTTGAAGCGGTGACGCTGGACGGCACAGGCGAAGGAACCGGGCAGATGATTGCCATTGAGCCGGGCCCGGTGGTCGCGCCGGCCGGCACGCTGACCGTCATTGAAACGCCCGTTGCAGGGTGGGACGCCATCACCAATGACGATGACGCCACGGTCGGGCGGCCGGTGGAGTCAGATCCCGAGTTGCGCTTGCGCCGGGCGCAGTCATTGCAAGTGACCGGCAGCGCCACGGTTAACGCCATTCGCTCGCGGTTGCTGGAGCAGGTTGAGGACGTCACCAACGCGACCATCATTGAAAACCGCACCGACACGGTGGACGCCCAGGGGCGACCGCCGCATTCGTTTGAGGCAGTCGTGGTTGGCGGCACCGATGCGGACGTTGCGGCACTGCTCTGGGAGGCGAAGGCGGCAGGCATTGAGACCACCGGGCAGATCACGGAGATCGTGCCGGACTCGCAGGGCAAGTTGCAGGTCATTGAGTTCTCGCGGCCCATCCCGCAGTACGTTTGGGCGAAGATCACGCTGGATGCCAATGGCGTTGGCACCTATCCAAGCAACGCGCCCGCGCTCGCGACCGATGCGTTTGTGGCCAAGGGCGGAGAGTTGCAGCTTGGCGACAGCGTTATTTACCAGTCGTTCGTCGGGCCGATCTTCCGTGCCGTTGATGGCCTAGAGGGCGTGACCGTTGAAATTGCCATTTCAACTGACCCGAACACCGAGCCCGGATCGGGTGACTTTGCATCGGCCAACCTGACGGTGGACAATAACGAGATCGCCCTGTTTGACGCGGCTCGCGTTGAGGTGACCGAAGTATGACCGACTGGCCAGTAGCCCGCATTGACGACTACCGCGACCGCGCGGAAGGCCGGTTCACGTCGCTGTACAGCCATGCCGAAAAGCTGAAAGCGCTGGCGGATATTTTCGCTGGCCGTATGCAGGCAATGGAAGATGTTTTCCAGCAGCTTTTGCGCGAGCGCTGGGTGGACGATGCTGTCGGCCAGCAGCTTGA